TTACGTATATCTGCTCCCTTTCGTGCAGCGGCTTCTTCGGGTAGTAACTTATCAAAACTCCTCCCTAATTTGATGTTGCCGGCCCCGTAAAGGAAGGCGTAGGTGACAGTTTTAACTTGTCTCCTAGTGATTCCAATTCTTTCGGCATTGGTTTGGTGTATATCTCCTGTTGTAAGGATTCTAGCATAACGTCCTTGATCGTATCTGGCGAGGTAGTGGGCGAGCATCCTGAGCTCAATGCCACTAAGATCGGCAGAGACCAGAACTTTAGTAGGTGTAGCTTGAAATAGCTTTCTAAATCTTTCGTCACTTGGTACTTGGGCTAAATTTGGTTTTCTATGTGCACAACGAAATGTATTCGTTGCGACTGAGCAATGGTGGTGGATTCGGTTACACGTCGTAGATAGCTTCTGCCATGCGTTCACGCCTTCCGAGATCATCCCCAATTTCTTGGTAATATCGAGACATTTCAGAAACAAGAGGGCTGTCTCCGACCCAATATCTTTCAATACTGTCTCGTCTACGACCGGCTTGCCTGTGGCCGTTCTCTGTGTTGGTTTCCAATTTTCGTGGGTCTGTAGTATCCATGCTATGTGGTCTCGTGAGGTGGGGTTAAGTTGTTTAAGTTTTGTAAATGGGCATCCTTGTACGTACCCTTGTGTCCGGTTATTTCGCTTAGGTGTAAACACTGTTCCAGCAACGAACCCGAATTTTCTGCGTAATACTTCTGTAGCTTCTTCCAGTTCTCCTCTGAGAGCTGATTCGAGCTCGTAGGCTGCTCGTTCGTCGAAATACCATCCATGTTCTTCTTGTTTTTGTAAGATGTGTGCGACCTGATGTTCTAGTTGTACCCAGTCAGGTAAGGGTGGAAATGTTGGCATAGTTTATTTGTAACAATAACGTCTTGTTCGCAATAGTCCTCCATCTCCTTGCTCCATGCTGACCAGTCGGCAGTGTGTCCAAAGTTCCCTTTGTATTCTCCCAACCTGTGGCCATAGGACTCCAAAGAGTGGCGACCATAGAGTTTTGGTGGCATACCGTCAATCCTTGCCTTGCGGTCTACCTCTAGCATATCGGGGTGGTACAACCTCGACAGCAATAGTGTATCTATAACTCTACCCTTCGGTTCAAAGAATGGGTAGACTTTCTTTATCATCGGTATGTCAAAGCCAATGATGTTGTGGCCAATGATCGTGTCAGCATCCATAAGATACGTAACACCTCTGCTGATTGGCTCTGCAGTTCCTGTGTCGTTGTATCTGGTAGTCTCACCTGTCTCATAGTCAAGTGTAACTAAGCAGTGCAGCTCAACGTCCTCTTGACTTAGAGGTGTTGTTTCCAGATCGAACAGGAGGGTAATAGGTCTTGTCTCTGAATTTTGCACGTCTTTTCTGTTGTTTGGTGGGTGGGTTTGGTCTAAAAATCTGTAGCTGGGTTGAACTCAACTGTGTCTTCGGGTTTAGTTTCATAGAATTGGCATGTAGATAGGTCATAGCTCAGTGTTGTAGCTACACCTACTTCTCCAGAAAAGCGGTTCTTGAGTACTCTAAGAGTTGTGAGATTAGCATTAGCCTCGCCTTGCTGGTCTCTCTCAAGGGCGATGACACTATCGCTGAGTTGAGCGATTGAATGTGATCCTCTAAGTTGTCCGAGTGAGACTCGTCCTCCTTCTTCGTGTGAGTTACTGTCACTGTTTGTTCTCCGTAGGTGTGATACTAAAAATAGTGCGATACCTGTACGTTCAACTAATGATCTGAGCTTCGTCATTGTTGAGTCTATCATACGTCTTTCATCGCCGTCAAGACCACTTAATAATATAGAAAGATGGTCAAGAAATATAATACGGCACTCCAGTCCACTGGCAAGGTATTCGATCCTGTTGTAAATAACATCTGGGTCAAAGCTACCAAAGCCATCAAACAGAAAAACATTCCACTTTGCAAGAGTATCAGCAAAAGCAGACTCGAGTTCTTCTTTGTCATGTTCTCCAATGTGATAGGGTTTACCAACGGCTGCGGACATAAGCCCCAGTGCCGTGCGTTTGTTGTTTGCTTCAAGCTCAAGGATACCAACTGTCTCACCTTTCTGTGCAAGATCAGCTGCGATAGCCCTGACCAGTGAAGTCTTACCACTACCTGACCCAGCTGTAAGAGTAGTTAGCTCTCCGTATCTGATGCCATGTAGTTTATCGTTGAGCCCCATGAATGGGTACTCGTGGTCACAGGTTTTGGTAGGCTCTGTGACTAGCGACATGAGGTTCTTACCATCTACGATACCGTCTGGCCTGTATGGCTTGGCATCCCATATCGCTCTTCTTATTGCGTCTTTGTCGTCAGCTTGGAGTGCATCGCTTGCATCTTTGTAAGCATCGAGTCTAGCAATCTTAACCCTACCGGCTGGTAATATACTCGAGGCAGATTCAATGGCCTCACGCCCTGCGTCGTCGTTGTCGAAGAAGAGGACGATCTCTTGGTATCCTTGCAAGAAGGGTATGGCTTTCTGCAAGTCTTTCTTGGCTGCTGCCGCACCATGAGGTAAGCTGACCATCGGCCAACCTGACATAACTTCGTAACAAGAGGCAGCATCTAGTTCGCCCTCAGTAATAACAATTCGTTTGCCAGAATTTGGAAATAGGTGTTGACCAAATAGTGTTCCTGTAGATTCTCCTTCGTAGTGAAAGTCCTTTGACTTAGTTTTAATTTTGAATCCAGCAAGCCTCCCATCATCTGTGTAATATGGGAAACGTAGGGTGTTACCATATCTGTAGATTCTGTAGAAGGAGTTTGTGGCTTCGCTGATTCTTCGCTTGTTGAGCTGCTCGGCTTGACCGAGGAAGTTTGCTCTGTCATTATTCATTCTTGTGTGGGTGTGTGTCCAGTCTTCAGCTGGAGTATAGGTATGGCACGCAAAGCAGTAAGCATGGCCGTCAGAGTAACGTGAGTTAGCATCCGACGAGCCACAGTTGTTACATGGTTCGTGTGCCACAAATTCTGATTCTGTGTTCATCTTAACCAATCAATGGGGATTGCGTGTGCTGCCGCCCACTTGATGTTGTGTTTCTCACACCATTGGGCGTATGTAGTTTTGGATTTCTTACTGATCTTGTTGAATGGTGCTTGAAAGACCATACGAATATCAAGGTGTGGGTTGTCACGAATGACGGCCTTGATCTTACGTCTGTCTTCTGAGTCCCAGTAACCTTTGGTTTCTAGCATGACACCGTTGAGCAGTACGAAATCAGGATTGTATTGGTGCTGTATGGTATAAGGAACTTGCTCGCCCTCATACACATACTTGCAACCAACTGTGTCTAGTAGTTCAGCAACGCTGACCTCTAGCTTAGACTTAAAAGTCTTCTTCTTCTTCAATGCTATCTTCGTCAGCAGACTCAGGAGCTGTAGCTTTTGCAACAAAGCCCTCAGTCTTACCGAACAAGTCTGCAACTTCTTTGTCGTCCATGCTGTCTGCATCAACTCCAGCTGCACTGCCTGCAATCTCGACAACCTGTACACCAACTAGCTTGAGTGAACTACCATAAGTTACTCCATCCTTCAAGATGTATGGCTTCTGGAAAAAGCCTAGCTTTACAGTTGAGCCACCATAGATAGGTGTCTTTGCATCTGTAACTGGTGTGCCTTCTGTGTCGACAACTGGTGGTTTCTTGTCCTCTCCCCATGAGAACTTGATCTTGAACTTACCATCAGCTACCTCTTCCCATGGTGTAGGCTTGAGTGTAGCTCTCTTTGGGTTCTTCAACTTAGACTCTGCCCACTTGAGGACAGCCTGTCTTTCTGTTTCAAGTGCGTCAATGATACTTGTACCCACAATAGCTGCGAGTGAGTATCCGAACTTGCCGGGTTCTAGGATAGCTTGGAAGCCTTCTAGTTTGATAGCGTCTGTGACGTGTACGTTTTTGCTCATATTAACAAAAGAAATAAGTGGATTCGATAACCGACTCTGGCTGTAGGTCGCCAATGATCGGTGGTTCAGTCTCTGCCTGTATCTGGTCGGCAAAGGTCTGGAGATAGTCATGCTCTGCAAACAGAATCATGTACGTCTCCCTAATTATAGCAGATAATTTATCCATATCGCAACATCTGCTTAACACACTGTCATGGATTAGTGCGATTGGCTGATCGAAGCTACGCACAGCGAGGTGTAGCAGTGATGCGTCCAGACTATGGATTAGGTTAGGTGCAGTAGCAGCCTTGTGCCTGTTGATGTCGACCTCCTTCCCGTCTTCTACTGCGACGGATAGATCACAACGACCTAGTAGCTGTAGCTGGATGCGTTCAACCTTCTTCTTGAAGTAACGCTGTCTGACTACAAAGCCAGAAGGAGTCGTCCATTCCACATACTCTTCACCACGTTTGATAGTCTTACCTATCTCAGTCTCGATCCATCTCATAACTGACATTGGCCCGGGCACAACTGCCCCCATAGCCGAACGAACTGATGTAACGATCTGAGTCAGGTCATCTTTATCAACCTCGACACCCTTCTCTTTGAGAGCATCTTTGATATAAGACCTATTAGAATATGGCTTTGCATTATATGGTATGGTCATTACAGTACGCTTTACACATTTTCTGTCCCACACACCTCGTACTGTCTCAGGTATGTATGGCTTTGACACATCTGCAATAACTTTGTACGCATCTTGTGGTCTGTCAGATGGTACAACATTTACGAGAAGTGCTGTGGTCTTATCCCGTGCCAAGCCTGCTAGTATCTGCAAACCAGAACAGGTGGCATCAGTAGCCACGGGTAAGGAAGTAGTCAATCTTTGTTTGGTAATCACACACTGATGATACTCCTCGCAAGCTGCAAGGAATAACCAAGGCTCGTCTGCCCCCTCCCAATCTCCTAGATTACCTAGTGGATCAGATGAGACACGTGAGACAAGCTCAAGATTAGCGTGTGTCCAGTCTAAACGCTCTTGCATTGTAGACTTATCCAGTCCGTATCTGGTAGCGACTTGGAAAGCTATCCATTTCTCACTGCT